CGGATGGATCACTTATCAAATTTCATTTTCAGGACTTTATGAAAAGACTGAGAAAGAATCCGTCATTCAATTTCAAGACAGTGCGATACTTTATGTGTGGAGAATATGGGGAGAACTTCTCCCGTCCACACTATCATGCCTGTCTATTCGGCATAGATTTCCCAGATAAGGAAATCTTCAAAGAACAGGAAGGAATCCTAACCTACACATCAGAACTACTCGAGGGCATCTGGGGCAGAGGCTTCTGCACAATTGGAGAAGTCAACTTCGACACCGCTGCATACACAGCCAGGTACATTACTAAAAAGGCCCTCGGACAACAAAAAGAACAGCACTATTACCGCACTTGTAGCCATACAATGAACCTCGTAGCTATCGAACCAGAATATGCAACCATGTCATTAAAGCCGGCAATCGGCAAGGACTGGTACGAGACATACAAGTCGGACATATACCCAAGCGACTACCTCATACATCAGGGAAAGAAAATCAAAGTACCTCGTTATTACGATAAATTATACGAGCTCGATTCAGATGATATCGAGCAAATCAAATTCCAGAGAAGACAAAAAGCGCGAAAGCGCCTATCTGAGAATACTCCCGAACGCCTAGCCGTCCGGGAGAAAGTAAAAACCTTAACAATGCAACAATTTTCTAGGAGCTATGAAAACTATGATACATAAAATCTATTCAGTATTCGATTCAAAATCTGAATCATATACTCCACCCTTCTATCAACATACCGAAGCAATGGCGATCCGCACTTTTGCGGACGCCTGCAACGATAAAGAACATACCTTCGGAATGCATCCCGACGACTACACGCTATTCGACCTGGGAACCTGGGACGATAGCACTGGTACAATCACACAAGATAAAATAGTATCGATCGGCAATGGCTTAATCTATCAGGAGCAAAAATAATGCAATCAGTATCACAATCTCATTTCGCAGTAGCACCTTCTGCGAATATCCAGCGGTCATCATTTGACCGCTCTCACGGCTTCAAAACGACAATGGACGCTGGCGGCCTTATCCCAATATTCGTTGATGAAGCCTTACCCGGAGATACATTCAACCTCCGGGCATCATTCTTCGCAAGAATGAATACCCCAATAACTCCAATTATGGACAATGCATACTTCGAGACTTTCTTCTTCGAAGTCCCAGTACGCCAGGTATGGGATAATTGGGAAAAATTCAATGGAGCTCAGGACAATCCGGGCGACTCAACAGACTATCTAATCCCAACAATTACCTCACCAGCAGGTGGGTACGATGTAGAGTCAATTTATGACTACATGGGAATCCCACCGTCAATAGCAGGGATCGAACATTCAGCGCTATACCTACGCGCTTATAACCACATTTACAACACGTGGTTCCGCGATCAGAACTTACAGGATTCAGTGCCATATATAACTGGCGACGGACCGGACGATCCTGCAACATATACAATATTAAATCGTGGCAAACGCCACGATTACTTCACATCATCATTACCGTGGCCGCAAAAATCAGATTCAAATTCAGGCGTACAAATTCCCTTGGGAAACGAAGCGCCAATTAAAGTTGATTCAACCGATACGCCCAGCCTCTCAGTTAGGGATGGGAACGACAACGCAAAGTTCCTGGACTCATCAGGCGCAAATTTAGCACTTGGCGCATCACTAGGTGGAACTGCACCATTATTTGCAGACCTATCTGAAGCAACTGCGGCCACAATCAATCAATTACGACAATCCATCGCTGTACAGCGCATGTTCGAAAAAGACGCCCGCGGCGGTACCAGGTACATCGAAGTCGTATTCAATCATTTCAAAGTTCGCTCACCCGACCTTCGTCTTCAACGACCAGGTTACCTGGGCGGTGGTCGAACTCAACTTAACATAACGCCAGTTGCCCAAACATCACAGGCGTTTGGGACAGCAACAGTTGATACACCACAAGGCAACCTGGCAGCGTTCGGTACAGTATCAGCCGTGAACCACGGCTTTACCAAATCATTCACCGAACACACCATCATAATCGGATTAGCAAATATCCGAGCCGATCTCACCTATCAGCAGGGCCTAAACCGCATGTGGAGCCGTCAAACACGTTTTGACCACTACTGGCCCGAATTAGCTACGATCGGCGAACAGGAGGTCTTACAGAAGGAAATAAACGTATCCGGAGTCCCGGTAGAAGACGATACCGTCTGGGGTTATCAGGAACGTTTTGCCGAATATCGATATAAACCATCACTCATCACCGGCAAATTCCGCTCCTCCGACCCCCAATCTCTAGATATCTGGCACTTAAGCCAAGATCTAGTTAATCCACAACTCAACGCGGATTTCATTATTGATAATCCGCCTATCGATCGAGTCGTCGCAACACCCGACGAACCACAATTCAAACTCGATTCGTACTTCAATCTAAAATGCGCACGCCCAATGCCAATGTACGGTATTCCCGGACTGGCCCGTATCTAATGGGCTTATTATCATCAATTGGCAAAGGCATAAAGTCGGTCGTCTCTGGCGCCGACGATATGCTAGGGGGCTATGGCGGCGAGATCCTTGGAGGTATCTCGTCCGCCTATGGCGCATCACAACAACAAGCCGCATCAAAAGACATGGCTAAGCTCCAAATGAATTTCCAGGAGCGAATGTCTAATACTGCACACCAACGCCAGGTCGCAGACCTGAAAAAAGCTGGACTCAATCCTATCCTCTCTACAAATACAGGGGCGTCTAGCCCCGGCGGCGCTATCGGTCAAGCCCAGAACATCGCAGGCTCGGCCGCTCAAACTGCTCTTCAGATGGCCCAGGGCAAAGCAAATATTGACCTGGCCGAATCAACAGCAGCAAAAACAATCGCAGACACTAACCCTGTCGAGAAAGTCAAATCTATGGCACGTTCAGCAGGAGTATCCTCCTGGTCAGAACTGCCTCTTACATTAAGGATTCTAGCTCGCCAGGCTGGCGTAACACCCGAATCCTTCAACAAAATGATGCGAGTTAAACAAGCATCTCAAAAAGACACGCGCCTTATCAAACGTAAATACAAGGGTAATCCCGTAAAAAGGGCGCGATATATTTCGAATCAGTTCGAAAATAAAACTCAACATACTAATCAGCAGAGGTAAACCGAATGCGACCACTAAAAGAAAGGCCTTACGCCTTAAAATCCAACTTACCGTCCATGACTAAGCAATCGTTCAAAGACGAATGCGATATCAACAAGATCATGGCGAAATTCCAAAGAACCGGAGCGCTTAATCACTATATGAGATTCGCTCCAGAGTACGGCGACGCCACCCAGGTGGAGTACGCCGACGCTCTAAACGTTGTCGCCAACGCGAACACAATGTTCGAAGAACTACCTTCATCAATTCGCAAGAAATTTGATAACGATCCTGCCAAATTCCTTGAATTTGTCCAGGATGAGAAGAACGAAGCAGAGATGGAAGAGCTCGGACTCAAAAAATCTTCATCCTTGTCAAACAGGGATCCCGAAAAAGCGACAGAGGAGCACCCATCAGGGTCCACTGAAAACACGGAAAATGAAGATGGAGGCCAAGAAAACTGACATCTATCGCGAAGTGAACTACTTCTAATCCCGAGCGCCAGGGACGGCGCGAGAAGCAGGGAGGAAGAAAATGGAAAAAAACAAGGGCCCCGTAAGGACTAGGGGTCCTGTATTTTTTTCCTCTAGGTAATCAATAACTTAAGTCGCGTAAGACAACTCCCCCAATGTAATGGGGGATCGAGGGGGTTAATCAGCACAGTTCTATACTTGATGTAACTGTGCTAGGTGACACCAGTCACCTAAAAATGGCGAAAAATTCGCCAAAAATGTCGGTTTTTTAATAAACCGACTAAACAAAACAAAATACAATACGTTCATGTATTGGAAACCAGAACAACTTAAAAAAGAAATGCGTATCAGAGAGCGCATTCAATATCACGAAGTCATGCTTCAAAAGAAGCGGGACGAGTTATCTAAACTTTACGACAAAGTACACAAAAATCAAAAAGGAGCATATAATGCATAATTGTCTAAATAAGCGTAGATCAAACACCTATGAAATATCGCAAACCTATGAGCAAACGGACTTCCCGGAAAAACTTCAAGAAAGGAACACGCGTCAACACCAAGAACTTACGGACAGCACCGATGCGTGGTGGAGGTCGCCTTTAAAATGCGAAAAACAGTTCCTTATGGCCGTCCAAATAGGACCAGCCAAAAAAAATACGTACAATGGTACAGAGTTAAACAAAAGCTCAGAGACAGAGCACGAAAAAGACGGTGAGAAATAATGCCATGCTACAAACCACTAGACGCATGGCGGACTACAGAAAACACTGTCAACAACAAGAAACGGATTGTCTTCAAAAAATCCGAGAACTCAACAACCAAGATCCAGTTACCGTGCAACATGTGTATCGGTTGCAGATTGGATCGATCACTCGTATGGGCTATACGATGTGTCCACGAAGCTCAACTACACGATCAAAACTGTTTTATCACGCTAACCTACTCAGACCAACACCTACCCCAGGACGGAT